TTATATGCATTTAAAGTAATCATGGATGAAACAAATAATGGACCGGATGTTATCGATAGAAACCAATTAATCGGTCAAATTTATATCCAACCAGCAAGAGCCGTAGAATTTATTTCATTAGATTTTATCTTGACACCAACAGGAACTGATTTCCCTGCATAAGAATAAAAATATAATAAAAGAAGGGGAGTATCAAATTGATACTCCTCCTTTGTTCCAAACATATTTAATATTCCCACAATCCCACACACGTTTAAATCCATTATTTAACATATTTTCATATTCTGTTTGGGTTGGATCGAATGATTCTAATAATTTTTCTAATTTATGTTTTTGGCAAGACATTCTATTTAATATTTTATTATTTTTCCAATATATATAAGATGGAGATGTATTTTTCTCAAATTCAAAACCCAACATTTCATATAGTTTCCCATCGAAAAATCTCCTATCGGCAAAACTAATAATGTCCAACCCTGAATCGTTATAGTTATTAACAAAATGTTTAAACAATTTTGAAGCACCACCAATAATTGTAGTATTCAATTTATTACAGAATCTCACCATTTCCAATTCATTTGAATTCTTTTTAAACCTATTTTTACCAAATGTCATAATAGATATTAACTCATTATTGTGATATAATCCTAGTGATGTAGATGCGTGAGTATATCCTTGAACGTGATTATTATCTAAAAATGATCTAATAATATTGGTATCTGTAATTAACCTTAAATCACATTTCCTAGCATAAACCTTGTTACTATTAACCCCCATTTTATTGGATAATATAGATTGAATTATAGATTTATTATTGAACATATGGTTTACTTTATTATCTATTAGATATTCCATATCAAATAATGGAACCATATCAACTTCCTTGCAATATATTAATATTTTATCATATTTTATATTTACAAAATTAGTTCTATCAAGTTCCCTCCCCTTTAATGTTTTTGAAATCTTTTCCCCAATCTCTTTATTTTGAGAGGCATATTCAACTCCAAATCTTTCCATAGTGGTATTTTTAGATTTATCTCTAGTTTCTTTCAAAAAGAACGGATTGCTAACACCATGTTTCTCCATCATATTCTTTTTATACAAATCTTGTACTTGTTGTGATTTAAAGGCAACATCAACCCCATATTTCTCCATACAAGTATTTTTCCTTTTTTCCATCCAAGATTTATCTATTCCTTTATATTGTTGTGCACAAGGACCGGAACAAAACACCCTCGCATTAGATGGTGTTGTTTGGAATATTTTATTGCAAGTTTTACATTCATTATCTACTCTAATTCCTTTAGGTCTGGCCATGTGTTTTGGGTTTAAACGATTATACGTTGATAAATATATGAAAAAAAATTTAAAAAACATAATATTTTATATTTATAATTGAATAAATAAATTTATAGAAAAATGGCAATATTAAACCCTAATGAAATATTCTATACTGCATTTGAACCAAAACAATCCAACAGGTTCGTTATGTACATGGATGGTGTTCCTTCATACCTAATCAAAGGAGTGAGTGCAGTTACTTTAGCTCAAACAGCAGTAGCTTTAAATCACATCAACGTTCAACGTTTCGTAAAAGGAAAAACGAAATGGAATCCAATTACTCTTACATTGTTCGAATCCATCACACCTTCTGGAGCTCAAGCAGTAATGGAATGGGTGCGTTTAGGACACGAATCTGTAACAGGTAGAGATGGATACTCTGATTTCTATAAGAAAGATTTAACATTCAACGTTATCGGACCTGTAGGTGATATCGCAAGTGAATGGGTGATAAAAGGAGCAGTTATTACATCTGTTGATTTTGGTGAATATAATTACGATGATGATGGAGTAGCCGTTAACATTAAATTAGAAATCCAACCAGATTATTGTGTATTAAACTTCTAAAATACAAAATTCAAATAATCCCTTGTATTATCAAGGGATTTTTTGTATATTATAATCATTCAGTCACAAAAACACCAATATGAAACCTCATACTCAAGAATATATAATAGACAAATTAAATAATTTTTACAAGATATACAATTACACATATGATGAAGTAAATTATGTAAATTCTAATATCCCTATTAAAATTAATTGTAATCATCATGGACATTTTAAAATAATCCCATATAAATTATTTAAAAATAATATTCCCATATGTCCCAAATGTAAAAAAGAACATATTGGTTTTAATGTTTCAAATTTAGAAACATTCATAATTAAATCCAATATAATACATGAATCAAAATACACATATGAAGATTCCAATTATATATCAAACTCAACTCCATTAAATATTACATGTAAAGAACATGGGTTATTCTCCATCACCCCTGAATGTCATATATCCGCAAATAGAGGTTGCCCTGAATGCTCAAAGAATAATATTAAATTAACTTCAGATATAGTATTAAATAAATTTAAATCAGTTCATGGAAGTAAATATATTTATCCTCAATTTATATATAAAAATATTTTACAAAATATAAACATAATATGTCCTGAACATGGAGAGTTTAATCAAAAAATATCAACTCATATAAATGGAAGTGGATGTTCCATATGTAATAAAGGATCAAATATTACACAATTTATTAAAACATCCAAACAAATCCATGGCGATAAATATAATTATGTAAAATCCAAATACGTAAATAATATTACTGATATTACCATAAATTGTCCACAACATGGCGACTTTACTCTAAAAGCCTCATATCATATACAAGGCTACGGTTGTCCTAAATGCTCAAAAGAAGACCAAAATAAAAAATATTTCCTTCTATTTAAAGAAAGATCCCCATTAATCCATAATAACAAATATGACTACTCCAAATCAATATATTCAGGGAGATTCTCTAAAACAGACATAATATGTCCTAAACATGGTGTATTCTCTCAAACCATAGGAGATCACCTTCAAGGTTGTGGTTGTCCTCAATGTTCATCTGAAATAGCAAATTATTCATCTTCATATGAATATGAAATTATTGACTTTATAAAGGAAAATATTAAAACAGAATTAATACATAGATATAATGAAAATAGAAAAGAAATTGATATTTTTATCCCTCAATATAATTTAGGTATAGAAGTTAATGGGTGTTATTGGCATTCACATCTAAAAAAAGATAAAAAATACCATAAAACAAAATCAGATTATTATATTGACAAAAATATTAAAATATTCCATATATGGGAATATCAATGGGTAAATCCTCTTAAGAAAAAAATTATTAAATCAATGATATTGAACAAATTGAATATTACATCATCAAAAATATTTGCTAGAAAGTGTACCATTAAAAACATACCAAGTTCAGAATATAAAGAATTTTGTATGAACAACCATATACAGGGACATTCCCCAACCCAAATAAAGATAGGTTTATATTACAATGATATTTTAGTAGCATGTATGGGTTTTAGTAAACTTAGAATAAATCTTGGAAATAAAACCTCAGAAAATAAATATGAACTAGTAAGGTATTGTACGTTATTGAACCATAACATATTAGGAGGGGCTTCAAAAATATTAAAATATTTTGAAAATAATTATAATCCACAAACACTAGTAAGCTATGCAGATAATGATTATTCTAATGGAAATTTATATAAAATTTTAAATTTTGAGAATAAAGGTTGTACTAATATATCTTATGTATATTATATTCCTAAAGAAGGAATTATAAAGAATAGATATGTATTTAGAAAATCAGAATTAATTAAAAAAGGATATAATAAAGAATTAACAGAGTTCGATATAACAAATTCCATGGGTCTTTATAGACTATACAATTCAGGAACATATAAATTTGAAAAACAATATATTTAATTAAATAAACTTGGATACCCAATATTTATCCCATATATTTATACTCATATACCAATAATATGAAATCAAAACTAAGAGATTTAATTAGAGAACAATTAAGTATACGATTGAACGAAGATTATCAAGACAAATTCAAAATGGTTGGACCTCTAATAATCAATATTGAGAAGAGAAATCAAAAAGAGATAGCATCCGATATTCGTTCCATAACCGGTGTTACAATTGTATCAACGAAAGAGATAATGCCCTACAACGAACAAGATACTAAAAATTTCAAACAAGTATTAACGGTGAAAGTAGATGGTTACCCATTCATTAAAGCTGGTGGATTTTCTCGCGACAAAATGCAAGATATAATCGGAGCCATTAGAAGAATTGAAGGAGTTGTATCGTTTTCTGTAAATCCTGATGATATTTCAGCTATTTAATATATGTATATAAGACAAACAAGTTATAAAAAATAAAATCTATGAGTGAATTTAAAATGCCTACAGAAACTGTAGAATTACCTTCAAAAGGACTATTATATCCTGAAGGATCTGAACTAGCAAAAGGAGTTGTTGAAATCAAATATATGTCAGCTGCTGAAGAGGATATTCTTACAAACCAATCATATATTAAGAATTTAACAGTTTTAGATAGAGTAATGAAATCATTGATCGTAACAAAAATTAATTACGACGAATTGTTGATCGGTGATAAAAATGCAATTATGATTGCTGCCCGTATTTTAGGATATGGTGAAAAATACCAATTCAATTATTTAGGTGAAAACCACACAGTGGATTTATCTTTAATCGAAAATAAAGAAATTAATATTGAGCTATTCCAGGAAGGTAAAAATGAATTTACATTCGAATTACCACATTCTAAAAATGTCATTACGTTCAAATTGTTAAACCATAAAGACGAACAAGACATTAACAAAGAATTGGAAGGTTTAAAGAAAATAGATCGAGACGCATCCCCAGAAATTACCACCAGATTCAAATACATTATTACCTCGGTGGAAGGTAAGCGCGATAAAAAAGATATACGCGAATTTGTCGACCGCTACTTGTTAGCAAAGGATTCACGCGCACTACGCGAATATATTCAATTAGTTCAACCAGATGTTGACCTAACTTTTTTTCCCGACGGAAGTTCAGATAGAATCAGTATCCCAATTGGGGTTAGCCT